GGGGACTACCATCGACATGGCTCAGATCAGAGAGAATTTGAGCGAACAAATTGCCAAGGTTGAGAAAGAAAGTGCTGTGGCTCGTGCTGCCATGACATTGGACCGGGAACGCTCAATGGCTGCCATTGAGAAGAGCCGAATGGACATGGCGACAGATGCTGCGCAAGCTCGCGCAGCAATTAGGTTCGATATGGCGCAAATGATCGCGGCGCTGGATAAACGTGTCACTCTTTTGGAGAAGGGAAAATAGCCATGCAGATGAGCCAAGAAGGCATCGACGCTCTTCTCAAAAAGTTTGAAGGGTGCAAACTGTCAAGCTACCGTTGCCCGGCAAATGTATGTACAATTGGTTATGGTCATACCTCAGCCGCTGGCGCACCCGCTGTTACTGACGGCATGAAAATTACACAGGCTCAGGCAGACGACATTCTTAGACGCGATCTTGTTAAGTATGAGACCGCCGTTCACAACATGGTCCAGCAGTCTTTGACCCAGCATCAATTTGATGTTTTGGTTGATTTTGCTTACAATGCTGGCGTCGGCGCTCTCAAGTCTTCAACTTTGTTGAAGAAAATCAATGCGGGCGATTTTGACGCAGTTCCTACAGAATTGATGAAATGGACCAAGGGAGGCGGCAAAGTTCTCCCCGGTTTGGTCCGTCGCCGTCAAGCTGAAGCCGCGTGGTGGACATCGGAATCCGCCCCCATAAAAGCTACGCCCGAACAAGTATTTGACCATGAGCAAGAACACCGTGCCGAGCCTGATTTAATTCCTGTCAAAACAATGGCTGACAGTAAGCAAGGTAATGCGGCGCTAGTCACAGCAAGCCTTGGAGGTTTGGGCGTTGCAAAAGAGGTTGCGGCGCAGGCAAAAGACGCGTCTGACACGGCAGATCAGCTTATTGGTCTACTTGGCAACCCCAATTTCCTTATTATGACCGCCGTTGTATGTTTGGCGGCAGGTATCTGGATTTGGCGCAAAAAACACATGGATGAACACGGTGTTTAGTTTCTTGTTCACTCCTTTAGGACGCTATGTCGCCATTGGAATGTTAGCCATTGCCCTAACTAGTTATGTCATTCACTTAATCAGAAAGCAGGCTGTAGCTGAAATTGAGGCTGCGGCCACTGCTGATGTACTTAGGAGGACGCAAGATGCGGTTCGTGCTGGCGATTCTGTTGACGTCTCCCCTGATGGCCTGCTCAAGTCTGACGGCCACAAAAGAGACTAATGTAGCGGTTTGCAGTGTTTGGCGGGATGTTTCTTGGTCCTCTAAGGATACCACCCAAACTATTATCGAAGTAAAACAAAATAATGCCCGCAGAGAAGGCTGGTGCGCTGGCTTTAATTAAGTGTTATAATGGGCCGGTAAGGAGATAGGCTTTGACTACTGGTCTTTCATATGCCGGAACTGTCGCAGGTACTAATAGCTATGTGGATCAAATTGCCACTATGGCTGTAGTTTCTCCAACTGATTCTGCCTATCTTACTATCTTGCCACAGATGATTACCTACGCTGAAAATAGGATGTACCGTGATCTGGATTTCTTGTTTACATCTATTGCCACCACGGCCTACGGCCTCACGGCGGGGAACCGGATCATCGCTGTTCCGGCGGGCACTTTTGTGGTTCCAGAACAAATCAACGTAATAACCCCTAGCGGGACAAGTAATCCAGATACTGGAACCCGTGTTCCGTTGCTACCTACTACTAAAGAATTTCTTGACGCAGTATACGGTTCGGGAGCTTCCGCAAATCGCGGTGTTCCGCAGTATTTTGTACCATTTGACGACTACACGTTTCTGGTTGGTCCTTATCCAGATGCAAATTATACTTGCGAAATAGTTGGAACATACCGTCCAGATAGTCTTTCCGCAACAAACACAACAACATTTATTAGCCTTTACTTGCCTGACGTGTTTATCATGGCGTCCATGATCTACATCAGCGCCTACCAGCGCAATTTTGGGCGGGCTAATGATGACCCGCAGATGGCTATCACCTATGAAAGCCAATATCAGGCGCTCTTGAAGTCGGCGCTTACGGAAGAAAACCGCAAGAAGTTTGAAGCCGCTGCTTGGTCTTCGCAGTCCCCGTCTACTACTGCAACACCGACGCGGGGGTAATTCATGCCCCACAGCGCATTTAAAATTCTGCCGGGCGTGGACCAAAACAAAACCCCGGCCCTCAATGAAGCGGCTATTTCAGAAAGCCAGCTTGTCCGGTTTATACCGGATCGAACCCTTGGTGGGTTGGTCCAGAAACTTGGCGGTTGGACTAAATTTTTTAGCGCAAGAATTGGATCAATCGTTAGGTGCCTTTGGGCATGGGAAGACACCAACGCTAACTCTTATCTTTCTGTAGGTGCTAAAGGGGCAGCGCCTATTGTTATAACTGGCGTGTCAGGGAACGGAACAACTGTCACGCTTACGTACACTGGCCCTTTTACATTTCTGATTGGCCAAGCAATTTATGTATCCGGCGTCAACCCAACGGCATATAACGGCACTTGGAAAGTGACCGGGACAACTTCAACCTCTGTGTCATTTGCAAGCGCAACTACTACAGCGTATGTTTCTGGGGGGTTAATTTCCGGCGGCGGCGGCGCGCTTGATGTTATTGTTTCTGGTGGTATACAAGATATAACGCCCCAAACGACTACGTTTAATGTACCTGTGTCTTTTGCCACAACTGCTGGAAGCAGCACAATCACAATCACAGATACTGGACGAAATGTTGACCCTTACGATGTTGTTGATATTCAAACACAAGTAAGCGTTGGCGGTCTTGTCTTATTTGGGCAGTATCAGTGCTATAACCCGGCTGCCGCGTCAAATACTTATACGATTATCGCAAGAGATGCGCTTGGCAATGCTGCGCCAGCTACATTTACCACAATATCAAAAGCAGTAACGGGTGCGTCCGGGTCAGGCACAACGGCAACCCTAACTTACGCCGCATCCTATACCTTTGTAGTTGGCAGTGTAATTACAGTATCGGGTGTAACCCCATCCGGCTACAACGGAACTTATGTTGTTACCGCATCAACTTCGACAAGTGTTTCATATGCAAGTACAACAACTGCTGCTTTTGTTAGCGGCGGAACCGTGCAAAACAACGGATCTGTTCCATTATTCAACACAACAAATGCCAGTGATTTTGTTGTTGTTACATTAGCAAATCACGGGTACGCGGCTGGCGATACGTTCCCTGTGCTTGTTGCCACAAGTGTTGGCGGGATTATATTGTACGGCAACTACACAGTTCTTTCTGTTTCCAGCACATCACAGTTCACCATTTCTGGCCCCACGGTTGCATCATCTACAACTAGTGCATTGGAAAATTCTGGCAATGCCCACTTCGTCTATTATAATGGCATTGGCCCCGTAGGAGCGCCTTCGGGATATGGGCGTGGCGCGTACGGTGCTGGCGCATACGGCAGTGGCATAGCGGGTTTAAGTGGTGCGGGTGTCCCCATAAACGCAACCGATTGGACTTTGGATAACTGGGGTTCTTTTCTTATAGCGAATCCCTTGGGTGGGCCTATTTATCAGTGGGACCCCGGATCTGGGAATGTGATCGCGCAAATTATTGCAGAAGCGCCGCCGGTCAACACTGGTATGTTTGTTGCAATGCCGCAACGTCAGATCATATCTTGGGGGACTACTTTCACCGGCATTGTAGACCCAATGTTGATTCGCTGGTGCGATGTAAATGATTACGGTCAATGGACCGCGCTTATCACCAACCAAGCTGGCAGCTATCGGCTTCCGAAGGGATCTAGAATTGTCCAATGTATTCAAGGTCCCCAGCAGGGTCTTATTTGGACAGATCTTGGTATTTGGGCCATGCAGTACTCTGGCCCCCCATATGTATACCAATTCAACGAACTTGGCACGGGTTGTGGCTTGATTGGCCGAAAGGCGGCGGGATCGGTTAGTGGTGTAGTTTATTGGATGGGACAAAGCCAGTTTTATCGTCTTTCGGGCGATGGTGTGTCGCCAATACGATGCCCTGTTTGGGATGTCATTTTCCAAGATTTGGATACCGACAATCTGGATAACATCAGATTTGCAGCCAATTCACGGTTTGGGGAGGTTACTTGGTACTACCCAACCACAAGTAATGGCGGCGAAAACAGTCATTATGTGAAATATAATTTTGTGTTAGATCAATGGGATTTTGGCCAATTAAGCCGAACTGCATGGATTAACGAATCAGTGCTTGGCCCGCCAATTGTGGCAAGTGATAGCACTTACGTGTACCAGCATGAAACGTCCCCGGATGCGGACGGTCAAGCAATGACCTCATCTTTTCAAACTGGCTATTTTGTTATTACAGAAGCCAATGAGAAGATGTTTATTGACCAGATTTGGCCCGATATGAAGTGGGGCTATTATGGTGGAACGCAAGGCGCAAACGTGCTAATTACGTTCTATGTTGCTGATTATGCTGGACAAACGCCTCTTGTGTATGGCCCATATACGATGACACAAGCCACTACATTCTTGACTCCAAGGTTCCGTGGGCGCTTAGTTTCGGTGAAGATCGAAAGCAATGACATTGGCTCTTGGTGGCGTCTTGGAAATATTCGTTACCGCTTTCAACCTGATGGTAGATACTAATGACTGCTAGTCTTTCAGATATACTTACTACCCAGAAGAACGGCGTCGTTGCGCTCAACAACGTGTCGGCATCCAACTTGCGTGGGCAGGGAACGCAAACATCCGCTACCGTGACGGCTTCGACGCTTGTGATTGCTGGAAGTGGGTATCTGGTTAATTATGCTGTAGTTGTGGCTGGGAGCGCCGCCGGTACAATTAACAACGCATCGACGACCGCACTAGCAGCTGCTGGAAATGTCTTGTGTGCTACACCGGCAACTGTTGGCGTTTACCAAACCGGGCAGTTTTTCAATGCTGGTTTGGTGATTGTGCCCGGCACTGGGCAGTCTATCAATGTCACCTATTCACCGGGGTAAATCATGCCATTAAAGCAAGGATCATCTCCCAAAGTTGTCAGTTCTAATATCAGTGAACTGGTGCATAGCGGACGCCCGCAAAAGCAAGCAATTGCCATTGCCCTTAGCGAATCACGCAAAAAGAAGGCTGCTGGTGGGAATTCGTTGCCATCTGCCAAGCCGCAGGCGCAAGGCGTCA